GAGCCCGAGGATGACCCCTACCGCGCTGAGCGTGCGTGGGCCCGAGCCCACCCAGAGGAGGATGCCGCTCCGGGGGATGAGTCTGAGGGCGAGTCCATCGTGAGCGAACCCTTCGAAGGGGGGCAGGCGGTCGGCACTTCGGGATACGTGTGGGCAGATCGCGTCGACAACGAGTGCGATGTCTGTGGGTGTGTGCCCACGGATTGGTTCACATGTTGCAAGGACCCGTCGGGCGTGGAGGCGTACTGCTCCGAGGAGTGGTGCAACTCTGACGACCCGAGTGAGGATTGCCTTGTGGCCAGATTGGCACGTGAGTTCCGAACCCTCGATTTTGGTGTGCGCTCCACCCCCCCTCCATCCGACACCTTTGGGTTCGTGACCAACTCAGGCGACGATGGGATTGACGCAGTCCCACCCGGCGGGGTGGGGATCACGGAGGCGCCGGCCCTCGAGGAACTCCTCGAGGTTGTCGACGAGGCGGTGCCACTTGACGTGGTCCTCACCGAAGAGGACGAGCCACCCCAGTGGGGCGGCGCAGGGCCCGAAAACCCGGGCACGGAGGCCTTCATTGGACCCCAGCGTGAGTGCGAGGAGATCCCCCGGAGCATCGCCGGAGGCGTCTTTCCCCGTGTCATCGACTGGGACGCAGTGGAGAAGGAGGGGGTCGTCCCCCGTCCAGTGGCTACCAGGCACACGTTGCCTGCGGCCAGTCTCAAGTGGGTGCTCCCCACCCTTGCCGCTTGGGCGGCGGCGGGGCTTGTGGCCTGCTTCCCAAAGCAGGCACTGGGAGCTGTACGGTGGGCCGCGTTAACAAACGTCGGCCGGTACGTGAGCATCACGGGCATCGCATCCCTCGTTGGTGTGTCGGCTTGGACTGTGTGGTCCTATGAGGCCGGCGCGCACGAGTTCCCAGATGTGGAGTCTACGATCCACGCGCAGTGTGCTGAGGCAGGCGCGGACCCGGAGTTGGTCAGCCACCTCATGGGGGTCACGGCGTTGGGCCCCCGCACCGAGAAGCGTGCGACGGAGATGAGCCGCAAGGCGTGGCAGTGGATGAGTCAGAATCGTAAAAACTGGTCCAATGTGGTCCGGTTGTCCCACCAAGCGAGAGCGGTTTCGATCGCGTTCGGCAGCACGGTGGTTGATGACGCAATCCTCGGCCATTGGGGTGTCCGGTCGAACCTCAAGGGGATCCACCGCGTCGACAGGTTCGCGCGCTCGGGGTACATTGCCCCGGGGCGGAACCTGCCGATCGCCTAGGGGTGCCCGGTGTCGGTTCCGGGACTGTGTGCCACGGGTAAGGAGCTGAGACTCCTGGCTAGTGGATGTTCGATCACACGGGTCCCAGCCGACGACGGGTGCCAGCACGAGAGGCGTTTGGTGAGAATCGCGCTCCCGTGGGTGAGTGAGGAGATGTTCGTACCATTTGTGCACCACGACTGCACACACAATCAGCTGGTTGCCGTACACAACCGTGTGTGTGGAGTGGTGCCCGTGCCTACCGCAGAAGGTCTTGCTGATCTGCGGGTCGCTGCACGTATGATCGCGGCAAAATTGCCCATCGAGACGCCAGAGGATTACTACATCATGCCCATGCGGTATGGTGGCGCGAAGAGAACGCGCTACCTGAACGCTACGGATGATGTGTTGGCCTGTGCTATCGATCGAGGTGATGCCACGATTAAGATGTTTGTCAAAAGCGAGCGCCTCCAACCGGACCAGGCAAAGCCAAATCCGGACCCCCGTGCGATCCAGTTCCGCAATGCGCGATATTGTGTTGAGCTGGCTCGTTTTCTGAAACCGATCGAAGAGCATTTGTACTGCCTCTCGGGAGTAGGCGTTGGTGTACCCCCCTCGCGGGCGATAGCGAAGGGGCTCAACCAAGTGGAGCGCGGAGAGTTGTTGGTGGAGAAGCTGTCCCATTTTTCTGATCCCGTAGTCGTTTCCCTCGACGCGTCCAGGTTTGATCAGCATGTCGACCGTGAGGTGCTTAAGATTGAGCACTCGGTCTACTTGTCTTGTGTCTCCGATGCGTTCTTCGCGAGGTTGCTGTCGTGGCAACTTGATAACCGTTGTTTCTCCAGCAAGGGGCTGAAGTACAAGGTTGCGGGGAAGAGGATGAGCGGCGACATGAACACAGCGCTGGGGAATTGTGTGCTGATGATTGTGATGTTGGTCGCGTTCATGGTGTGGTGTAAGAAATGGGATGTGTTGGACGACGGGGACGATGTACTGCTCATCATTGAGCGGGGGGATCTCGCCACCTTAAGACGGACGGTCAAAGGTGGGTTTCTTGCCTACGGGCATGAGATTAAGGTGGAAAACGTGGCTAGCAGGATTGAGGATGTCCTGTTTTGCCAGTCCAAGCCTATCGAGTACGCCCCTGGACGGTATAAGTTCGTGAGGAATCCCTGGAAGGTTCTCAGCTGTGCGCTTAGTGGAGTGAAATACTTCAACCAGTCCGGAGCTCGGGCTAAGTTGTTGTACTCCATCGGTTTGTGCGAGCTGATCCTTGGTTTGGGAGTCCCCGTCCTGCAGGAGTTCGGGCTTGCTGTGCTGCGCAATTGTGGCGTAGACAAAGGTCTAGACCTACCTCCAGACGGCTCTCTGATGAGTCGTGTCCGCCGGGAGTTACGTACCCTCGGTATCCGCACTCTCGCTCGCGTCGACCCCCAGGTCGTCGCGATGTGTGCTCGGGAGTCCTTTGCGGCTGCGTTCGGGATGGCGGTCCACGAACAGATCCGTGTTGAGGCGAGGCTAAGGGAATGGAAGTTTGACCTTTCTGGGGGTGTTGACCTCCCGGCCGAGTGGGACGTGCCTAGGTGGGTACGTGACCCGCTCGATGAACCGGAGATCTACGCCCTCTGAGGGAAAATGGCCAAGCAAACTGTTTTCACCAAGCCTGTTGTCAAAGGCGCTCGCCAGGCGCCCAAGACCCCTGTTGTCCAGCCACAGGGTAAGCAAAAGCTGGTTGCACCCCGGAAGAAGAAGGTGCCGGGTGGTGTGGGTGGTGGTGGGTTCTTTCCGAGCGGTCGTGCGTGGTTCGCCGGCCGACCGGTGCGGGACTCGATGGTCCAGGATGAGTACGTGGCGGAGGTCGCTGGCAGTGTTGCCTTCGCGACCACGGCGTACCCCTTCAACCCCGGGCAGTCTTTGCTGTTCCCGAGGTTTTCGAAGGAGGCGGTCCTCTACGAGAAGTGGGTCTGCGTGAGCGCGGAGCCGTACTTCAAGCCTGAGGTCTCAGCCTACAACTCCCAGGGTTCAGGGGGGAAGGTCATGCTGTCGTTCGATTACGACGCGGCCGACCCCCCGCCTGCTTCCAAACAGCAGGTCGAGGACTCGTTCTCACACTCGGACGGGATGGGTTGGGAAGCATTCGCGCTCCCTCTCGACCCGGATGAGCTGAACGGGACCGTGCGCGGCAAGTTCGTGCGCCCGGGGGGTGTACCTGGAGGGTCCGACATCAAGACGTATGACGGCGGCGTCCTCTACGTCAGCACCGTCGGCCAAGCCGGGACGGGGGTGGTGGGTGAACTTCGCATCCGCTACCGTTTCGTTCTGGTGAAGCCGGTCTTGGAGTCCACCACAACAGCACCCGCCGTCTACTCGGCGTCGGTGTTTCAGTCGAGCATGGGTGAGGGCCTAACTAGCAGCACCCCTGCGCAACTTGCGTTGGCGACAACCGTCGTCAACGGCCTGAGCGCTACCAACACTTCAGGCTCCATTGCCATCGGCCCGGGGAACTACATCATTGATGCGGACATCCAGTTCTCCGGTTCCGCAAACGCGGGCAGCACGTACGGCCTCAACTTCAAGGTTGGTGGCCTGTCACAGTCGCTCGCCCCAACCTTTGCGGGTTCAGGGTCCACCTTCAGCGCGTTCGAGCTCCACGGATCTTACTTCGTGAGTGTGGCCTCTGCCACCACGCTGACCCTTGTTGCTGAGGCTGGCTTTGCAAGCGGAACTTGCACGGCCATTGGACAGTTGATCGTCCGATCGATCGGCTGAGCACATTCTGAGAGGTGCAACTCACTTTGAGGATAACTAGCGGTACTGGGGCCGTCATACTCTTAAATTCCCTCAACCAACTGAAAGGATGGAGGTCACGAGGAGCGGGGGGGGACCAATCGGATGACGGCGTCCGACCCTCCCTCAACTAAGTGAGGATACCTCCCACCACTGAAACCACTTTGCTCTGGCCAGGAAACCGGGCACATACTCCCTCTGCGGGCTGCTTGCGGCCCAGCGGTCCTTCCCCCGGATGACGCGGCGTTGGGAGTCCATGACCTGGCGACGGCGGGTGGTGTGGGTGGTGTAGTTAAGGGTGCTGGCACACCTGAGGACTTATACGGGACGTTGGAGTTACTTAACGAACATTGGGCTTGTCGCGTTCAACGCGGCAAGCTACGGTGCCAGGACCTATATACCTGGAGTCGAATGCACGCAAGTGCATAGCCCTGCTAGGCAGCAGGCGTCGTCGCGTGTTGCAAGAGACACCGCCGAAGCACGCGGGAAAGCCACCTTCACACCTCTCCAAACGCCATTGGGGAGTGTCGACTGAATTAACAGGAGTGATCTTGGATGGCACCCAGAAATCTGGGAGGGGTTCCGCGGGCAGAACAATAAAATTCTC